CCCAGATGGCCTACGGATCGAAGCAGACGCTGGACGCCACCAACTTCAACGCCGCCATCGCCGCGATGATGGCCTTCGCCAGCGACGAAGGCCGCCCGCTCGGCATCACCCCGAACCTCCTGGTCGTCGCCCCGAGCAACCGCGCCGCAGGCAAGGCGCTGATCGAGGCCGAAACGCTCGCCAGCGGCGCCAGCAACACCAACTTCAAGGCCGTCGAGCTCTACGTCTGCCCCTGGCTGACCTAAGCGAATACCCCGCAGCGAGAGAAGCGCGCTAACCCCCAGGGCCGAGACGGCCCTGGGGAGTCCAGGACAGAAAAGACAAGGACCGGAAATGTCACCCACAAAAGCCAAGAATCCCCCAGCCGCCGAGCAGGCGCCGATCGAACAGGTTGCGACGGAAGAGGCGCCTGCGGCCGACCAGGTGACCAAGGCGGGCGACGCCCCCGCAGACGCGGCGCCGATCGAGCCGGCCGTGACGGAAGCGGCTCCGGTCGAGCCCTCCGCGCCGGCAGCCCCGCACTTCACGCACCGCATCACCGCCGTGCCAGCGGCAGGCTTCTGCCGCGCCGGCCGGCGCTGGTATCGCGAGGCCACGGCCGTCAATCGCGACGATTTCAGCGACGAGCAGTGGGCCGAACTGCTCGCCGAGCCGCTGCTGGTCGTCACCGCCCTCTAAACGCTCGAACAAGGAGCCCGACGTGCCCAAAGGCAGCTGGAAAGAAGCGCAACTCTCGACCATCGGCGGACGCCAGGTGGTCGGCCTGGATGGCCGCGTGGTCGGTCCGGTGGGGCCGAGCGGCCTGCTCTCCGCGGCGCGCGGCATTGGCGTTCCCGGTACGCAGGGCTTCGGCGTCGGGGTATGCACCGAGCCATTGCCGCGCGGTATGGTCGGCCTGTTCGGCTACGAAGATCCGGCGGCGCCGAACTACGGCAACTATCAGACCGCCGACGGCTCGGTGATGGTCTGGGTGCCTGCCTTCTATTATCTATGGGGCACGACGAGCAACGGCTTGCCGGTCAACGCCGTCGGCATTGTCGATGCGCGGCAGTTCGCCAGCTCGGCGCAGGCCGCCGCCGAGGGTTATGCCCTTCATCGCGCCTTCATTGACGGCGGTGTCACCAAGCCCGGATTCTTCGTCGACAAATACCTCTGCTCGGCCAGTGCATCGGGCGTCGCGGTTGCGGTCTGGAATGGCAATCCGCTATCGTCCAATAGTGCGCATAGCCCGTTTTCGGGTCTTGTTGGATCGCCGGCAAATGCCTATTACGGCGCGGTGGACGCTGCCAAAACCCGCGGCCCGAAATTCTTCTGCTCCAGTCGATTCATATTCGCGGCCCTGGCGATGCTCTCCTATGCGCACGCGCAAGCCAGCGCGAGCACGACATGGTGCGCATGGTACGACGCGACGAACAACTTCCCAAAGGGCTGCACTAATGGTGGCCTGCGCGATAGCCAGGATGCGTCCGTCCTCTATGTCTCAGATGGGTATTCCTCCTGCGCCAAGACGGGCAGCGCTGTTCCTTTCGAGAAAACCACCCACAACGGGCAGGCGTGCGGCGTGGCCGACCTAAATGGACTCATGTGGGAAATCAACCTCGGAATGACGTCCGACAGCAGCAGTTATTTTGCCGTAAATCCTTCCGTCGCGATGTCGAGCCTAACCAGCGGCAATACCCTGTCAACCGACGCGTGGGGTGCCAGTGGGCGGGCCGCAAATTACGACAATCTGGGCGCGACCGTCGGCGCCGCCGCAGCATCGTCAACGACGAAGATTTTTGGCAATGCGGCGCAAGTGTTTAGCGAGCTGGCGAGCGGTATCGGATGGGTGTCTGCGTGTCTGGGAATTCCGCTTGCGGGCGGTGTCGGGGGCGCGAACGCGTTCGGGAATGATGGGTTTTATGACTACCGCCCGAACGACATGTGCGCGGTCTCCGGCGGGAGCTGGAGCAGCGGCTCGAATGCCGGGGTCTGGGCGTTGAATCTCAACATTGCGCGGGGCAACTCGGGCGATAACGTGGGGTTCCGTGCGGCCTTGTATCTCTGACGGCCCGAGCGATAGCGATGGGCTTGCACGACGAAGCAAAGCTAGACCGTAAATTCATGGAGTTCGCGAAGTTAATGAATGTGCATTTGAATCACTTTCCGAGCCATGAAAAGTTCGGCCTGGCGCTGGAGATTCGCCGCGCGGCCTACGAGACCTATGGCTTCATCGTCGAGTGCCAGAAGCGCTATTACAAGAAAACAACCATGGCCAATCTCGACATCCGCCACGAGCAATTGCGCATGTTCGTGAGGCTGGCTTACACGCTGGGCTATTTTGAATTCAAGGACGGCAAGCGTGTCGAGCGATCGCCGGCCGCGGCTGGCGAACATCGCTACCTCGCGCTGTCGCGCTTGATTGATGATCTGGGCAGGATGATCGGCGGCTGGATTGTCGCCGAGCGCCAGCTTGATAAACGGGAGGCGTCTTGACATGTGCACGATCTCCGGCGGGAACTGGAACAGCAGCTCGAATGCCGGGGTCTGGGCGTTGAATCTCAACAATGCGCGGAGCAACTCGAACGATAACGTGGGGTTCCGTGCGGACTCGATTTCACCTCAAGGGCCGCGGCTTGGTCGTAGTGGAATCAAGGGAGGCGCTTTCCGGCGCGCAGCGCGGGTGTTTTGTGCTGCGGCGAAATCGGCGGGCTTCCGCCTTTCTGGTAGGCCCGCTTTCGGCGGGCTCGAAGGCCGGGCGACATGAGGCGCGTCGGCCATCTTTACGAGCAGGCGTTTACCGCTGAGGCGCTGCTGGCCGCGTTTCACGCCGCCGCACGCAACAAGCACGGCAAGCGCGCCTGCTTTGCATTCGAGAAGCACTTGGCGCGCAATCTCGACGCCCTTTATCAGGAGCTTGCCGACGGCAGTTATCGCCCGCAGCCGTACCACAGCTTCGAGGTCAGCGAGCCCAAGCCACGGCGAATCTACGCCCCGGCTTTTCGTGACCTGGTGGTGCAGCATGCGGTCTATGCCGTGTGCGGGCCGATATTCGAGCGCGGCTTCATTGCTCAGTCATTCGCCTGCCGGCGCGGCTACGGCACGCACAAGGCGGCCGATTATGCGCAGTCGGCATTACAGGCCAGCCCGGCGGGCAGCTACGTTCTGAAGCTCGATATTCGCAAGTTCTTTTATCGCATCGACCGCTTGGTGCTGCGGGCGCAGGTAGCGCGCAAGATCAAGGATGTGCGATTCGTCGATCTGATGATGCGCTTTGCCGACTATGGCGAGCCGGTCGGTATTCCGATCGGGAACCTGCTCTCCCAGCTCTATGCGCTGATCTACCTCAACCCGCTCGACCATTTCATCAAGCGGACGCTTGGCGTGCGCCGTTACTGTCGCTATGTCGATGACTTCGTGCTGTTTGGTCTGCCGCGTCTGGCGCTTCTGGCTGCGCAGGCGCGCATCGTCGAGTTTCTCGACGGCCTTGGCCTGGTCTTGTCCCGTTTCACGTTGGCACCTGCGACGCGCGGTATCAACTTTGTTGGTTATCGCACGTGGGCTAGCCGCCGCTTTGTGCGCCGCCGCAGTCTCTACGTTTTTCGCCAGGCTGCCCGACGCGGCCAGCTGGATAGCCTGGCGTCGGTGCTGGGCCATGCCCGGCGCACTCACTCACTGCAGCACATGCTGCGCACTCTACGGGAGGCCCGCTGTGAGCTCTATCCTCAGCTACCAAAAGTTTATCGATAGCCAGGTCACGCGCGAGCTGCGCCTGCCCGTCGATGCCGATGGAAATAGCGTCGGCACCGAGCTGGCGACCATCGGGGCGCTGACCTATGTCAGCCTACCGGACGGCTACAGCCTGCCGGGAGGGCAGCCCGCGGAGATCGCCGCCAGCATCCAATCGGTGACGCTCGACGACGCTGTGCGCGGCGCGATCAAGGCCGCCAGCACGCATTGCGAGCTGGTCAAGATGCGCCGCAAGCAACGCATTCTCGATCACGGCTATACGCCCGAGGATCAGCTGGCATTCCTGCACATGGCTTCCGGCGCCGCCGCCGGCCTGGTGGTGCTGACCGCCGGGCAAACCACCGCGCTTGTCACGTATGCCGGTGCCTGCAAGGCCGCCGATGCCTGGGCGGCGTCGCAATACGAGGCGCTCGGGCTGTGACCTACGCCACCCGCACCGACCTCGAAGCGCGCTACGCGCAGGACGTCGCGCAGCGCGAAACCGTGCTGCCGGTGCTCGGGGTCGACAACGCGCTGGCCGATGCCGACGCGGAGATCGACGGCTACCTGGGGGTGCGCTACAGCGTGCCGGTGTCGCCGGTCTCTGCCCGCATCCTGCAGATTGCCTGCGTGATCGCCCGCTACCGCCTGCTTGGCGACGCGGCGACCGACGTCGCCCGGCGTGACTACGAAGACGCCCGTGCTTACCTGCGTGACATCGCCGCCGGCCGCGCGCAGCTCGAAGGGGCGGCGGCGCTGAGCACTTCGCCGACGTCGCGCCTGGTCGAGATCGCCACCGTGCCGGCCGTCTTCGGACGCAGCAATGTCGACAGCGAGTTCGGCGCATGATCGCCGCGATCATCGCCCGCCTGCTGGCCGAAGTGCCGGCGCTGAAGCTGGTCGAAGGCGCCGCCGGGTTCCAGCGCGCCACCGAGACCAACCCGGCGGCAACGCCGGCGGCCTACGTGTTCACGGTCGATGAGTCTGGCGCAGAGCTCGACATCGATGTCAGCGACGGGCAGGGCCAGCTGGTACAGGTGACGATCGCCATCGTGCTGGTGGTGCGCAATGTCGCCGACGCCACCGGCGCTGCGGCCGAGGTCGATATGGATGCGCTGCGCAAGCAGATCCGTGCAGCGCTGCTGGGCTGGAGCAGCGGCCCGGATTACGAGCTGCTGACCCGGCGCCAGAGCACGCTGTCGGCGTTTCGTGACGGGCACATGTGGTGGCAGGAGACCTGGACGACGGCGTATTTCGACGAGGGCGCTTGAGCGTATGGCTCAGGCGGCAGGCATTCAATTTCTAAGGAGTAATCAACCATGGCACGCACTCTAACCTCTGGCACCCTATTCGCGATCGCGTCGACCTACGGCAGCTCGGTAACCATGTCGGCGCTGACCAACGCCGCCGAGGCGGTGGCCACCCTGGGTGCCGCGCACGGCGTCGTCGTCGGCGACTATATCGAGCTCACCTCGGGCTGGGGCCGGCTGAACGGCCGCATCGTGCGCGCGAAGACGGTGGTGACGAACGACGTGACGCTGGAAGGCATCAACACGGTATCGACGTCTCTCTACCCCGCCGGCCAGGGTATTGGCTCGATTCGCCGCATCACGGCCTGGACCAATCTCTCGCAGGTACGTGCCGACGGTATCAGCAGCTCCGGCGGCGAGCAGCAATTCATCGACATCACGGAAGTCGACGACGAGGACAGCCGCGAGGCACCGACGATCCGCTCGCCGCAGCGCCTGTCGCTGGTGACTCACGACGACATCAGCCTGCCATGGTATGCAACGGTGCTGGCCGCCGACGACGCGAAGAGCCCGGTCGGCTTCCGGGCGACCTTCCGCAACGGCTCAAAGCTGGTGGCCAACGCCATCTGGTCGATTGCTCGGGTGCCGCAGATCGGCGGTAACGACGTGCTCAAGACGCCGCTCTCGCTGGCCTTCTCGGCGCAGCCCGTGCGCTACGCGACCTAAGGGGCGGCCATGTTTAAAGCCGTTATGCCGCCGGCGACCTTCGTCGCCGAGGCCCGGATCACCATCCCCGGCAGCGCCGAGCCTGGGGTCTTCACCGTGGAATGGCGCTACAAGAGCAAGCAAGACCTGCAGGCCTGGATTAAGGCCCGCGAGGGGGTCGATCATCTCGACTCGCTGAGCGATGTCATTGCCGGCTGGTCGGAGCTGCTTGACGACCAGGACCAGGCCCTGCCGTACTCGCGCGACGCGCTGGCCGCGCTGCTGAACATGTACCCGGCGGCCGGGCGCGACCTGGTTGGCGCCTATATCGCGGCCGTCTTCGAGAGCCGCCTGGGAAACTGAGGGCGGCGGCGCAAGCGCTTTGTGCCGCGCCGCCAGATGCCGGGCTGCTGGCCATGGGCTTCGCGCCCGAGGATTTTGAAGACGACGAGGGTCACGAGGTGTGGCCTGAAAACTGGCCGGCGGTGAAGGCCTTCTGTGCGCTGCAAACGCAATGGTCGCTGGCCGGCATGGGCAACACGGTGATCGGCCTGCGCTACGAGGTGCTACCGACCGTCTTTGACCTGCTTGGCGTTAAACGCCGCCAGCGCCCGGAGTTGTTTGACGCGCTGCGGGTGATGGAGTCGGCAGCGCTGGAGGTGCTCAACAAGCGCCAGGGGAATTGAGACATGGCTACTGACGGGCAATTGCGGGTACGCGTCAGCCTCGACGGCGCGACCCAGACCACCGCCGAGGCGCAGCGCATCGAGCGCGCGCTGAAGGGCGTCAATACCGAGGCCCGCGCCGGCAGCCAGGCATCCGGCGGGGTGCGCAAGGTCTCTGACGAGGTCGGCGGGCTGTCGGGAAAGATCGACTCGATGACCAGCCTCGGCGGAAAGTTGCTGGTCGGCAGCGGGGTCATCGGCAGCGTCGTGGCGCTCGCCTCGGCGTACAAGGACGCCGCGCTGCAGGCGGACAAGCTCAAGAACACCTATGCCTTCGCCTTCGGCTCGGTGAGCGCCGGGGCCGCCAACCTCGCCTACATCAAAAGCACGTCGAATGGCCTGGGCACCTCGCTGCTCGCCACTGCCGACGCTTACGGCAAGCTCGCCGCGGCGAGCGTCGGCACTAACCTGGAAGGCACCAAGACCCGGGCGATCTTCGAGGCGGTGAGCAAGGCGACAACCGTCGTCGGCCTGTCATCGGCAGAAACCAGCGGCGCCCTGCTCGCCGTGCAGCAGATGATGAGCAAGGGCACGGTGCAGGCCGAAGAGCTGCGCGGCCAGCTCGGCGAACGCCTGCCGGGCGCTTTCCAGATCGCCGCCCGTGCGATGGGCGTATCGACCGCCGAGCTGGGCAAAATGCTTGAGCAGGGCAAGGTGCTCTCGGACGACTTTCTGCCCAAATTCGCCGCCGAGCTGGAGAAGACCTTCGGCGCCTCTGCCGCGCGTGCGGCGGACAGCTTCCAGGCGCGCCTGAACCGCATGGAAAACGCCTGGGAGACCTTCAAGATGTCGCTCGCGGCGCCAGCGGCGGGGAGTGGCGGCGGCAGCGTCTTCGACAGCCTGGCCGAATCGCTCAACACGGCCGCGGCAGGGATGGACCGCCTGGCGCAGAACGGCGAGGGCATGTTCAAGCGCTTCTTCTACGGCCTGGGCTCGGTCGAGATGGACGTCATGGCGTGGATGGCCGGCGCCAAGTCGCCGACCACTGCCGTCAGTTCGAGCATCGCCCGCGATGATGGCTGGATCAATCGCAAGCTCAATGAGATTTCCCGCCTGAAAGCCGAGGCCGACAAGGAGCCAGGGTATCTGAAGGACCGCTTCAGCGCATCGAGTCAACTCAAGACCGCCCAGCAGGAACTCGACGATGCGATCGCCGTGCGCAACAGCAACCCGGGCGGCATTCAGCTGCGCGACAAGGATGGCGCCCGCGCCGCGGCCAAGAAGCATATGGAAGGTTTGGCCGCCGACCGCCTGTCGCTCTACGACGCGTTCAACAAGGAGGTGGCCGGCCGCGACGCGACGCTGAAGAAGTCGCTGGAGCTGGAAACCTTCGACAAGAAGTGGGCAGGCATGGCGGTGGAGAATCCGGCCTTCTTCGCCGATGCCCGCGCCAAGCTGGTCGCCAACCTGGACGCGGCAATCGCCCGCGAGTCCGGCAAGGGAAGCCGCAAGAGCGCCGACCCGGACCGCCTGCACGATGCCCGCCTGCGCGAGCTGCAGCAGCAGGCAGCGCAGGAGATGCACGACCTGCAGGCAGCCGACCGCAAGCAAAAGGCGATGGACCGGGCGCAGGCGGCGATGGACCGCACGGTCGGCAACCTCGAAGATACCTACAAACGCCAGAACGCGATCTACAACGAGAAGCAGATGACCGCTCCGCAGCGCGAGCTGGAAGCGGCCCTGCGCAAGGTCGAGGAAGCCGCCGACGCGGCCCGCGAGGCGCTCTCGCAAAAGGCGGCGACGCTGGAAGTCGACGACGTGCAGGCGATGGAAGCCTACCGCGCGGCGATCGTCCGCGTCAGCGAAGCCGAGTCGGCGCAGCTCGACCAGGTGAAGGCGCTGCAGGCCGAGCAGGAGCGCTTGAACAGCCTTTGGGAGACTGGCGCCGAGCGGGCGTTGACCAAGTACATGGACACTACGAAGAACGTCGCCGACGAGGTGGAAGAGGCCTTTACGCGCGGCTTCCAGGGCATGGAGGTGGCATTGATGAGCTTTGTTACCACCGGCAAGGCGAACTTTGGCGACCTGGCGAAGGCGATCATTGCGGATCTCGCGCGCATCGAGCTCAAAGCGCTGCTGTTCGGCGATAAGGGCAGTGGTGGCGGTAGCGGCATTGGCGATCTGGTCAAGGGCGCTCTCGGGCTCTTTGGTGGCGGTAGCGGCTTCGGCACGACGGGCACGACCAATGCCTTCATGACCAATGGCGTGGCACTGGCTTCGGCCAATGGCAATGTCTTCTCCGGTTCGCCGAGCCTGCACCGGTACGCCAACACGATCATCGATCGCCCGACCCCGTTCACCTTTGGCACCCTGCACCGCTTTGCCAACGGCGGCGCTTTTGCCGGGGTGGGCGGCGAGGCTGGCCCTGAGGCGGTGATGCCGCTGACCCGCGACTCCAGCGGCCGTCTTGGCGTGCGCAGCGAGGGCGGCAGCTCCGGCGCCACGCACATCACGCTGAACTTCCCGGGCGTCACCGGCAGCGCCGCCGAGGTCCGCCGGGCCGGCGGCGAAGTGGCGCGGCAGGTGCGCGGCGCGGTGCAAGGAGCCGGTCGTTATGCCTAACCCATTCCTGGAAGAGCGCATCAGCGCGGCGATCTCCTACGGCTCTTCGTGGTCGGATGGCTACGAGGTGCGGATCTCGGAAACGGCCAGCGAGCAGGAATATCGGTGGCTGGTCCATCCCTACCCTCGCCGTCGGTTCCGCCTGATCTTCCGCGCCGATCGCGCCGACGTGGGGGTGAAGGTGAAGGACCTCTACGACCGCGCATTCGGCCGCCTGGGCGGCTTTCGCGCCTGGGCCAACGACGACAACACCACCGCGGCCGACGGACGCTCGGCGCCGACCAAGGACGACCACCAGCTGCTCTATGTGTCGGCCGGCGTCTATCAGCTGCGCAAGGAGTACGGCAAGGACAAGGCCGGACTGCCGACCATCGGCCGGCCCTGGCGCATCATCTACAAGCCGATCTCTGGCTCGGTGCTGGTGGCCAAGAACGGCACGCTGCTCAGCTCCGGCGTGAGTGTCGACACCACCAGCGGGCTGGTGACGATCACCCCGGCGCCGAGCCATCCGGCCGACGTGATCACCGGCGGCTGCCGCTTCGACATCCCGGTGCGCTTCGACACCGTGGTCAATGTCGACATGATCGCCCCGAACTACCGCGACCTGCGCGACGTCGAGCTGGTCGAGCTGCTGGTCCCATGAAAACCGTCGTCGCCGACTGGCGCTACCGCGTCGAGTGCCTGCGCATCGTGCCCCTGGTCGGCGCGCCGATGCGCATCTGCGACCATCCGCGCGACCTGACGATGAGCAACAGCCAGGTGTACAGCAGCGGCGCCGGCTACGAGTTCACCGGCGTTACAGCCACCTCCGATTTAGCGCCGGGCTCGATCGACCTGGCAGGCATCGAGGGCCTGGCCGGCATCACCCGCGCGGCGATCCGCAGCGGGGTGTTCGACGGGGCGCGCTGCTATTTCTTCACCACCTCCTGGGCGGCGCCGGTGGAAGACGAGGAGCCGATCTTCCTCGGCATCTTCGGCAAGACGACGCTGCGCGACCAGCGCTACGAGATCTCGGGGGTGTCGCTGATCGACGTGCTCAACGAGTCGGTCGGCGGCGTGGTCAGCGCCCAGTGCACGAATGTTTTCTGCGGTCAGGAGTACGGCGGCTGCCACGTGCCCCTGGCGGCCAACACGGTCACAGGAACGCTCACCTCGGTGACCAGTGCCGTCAACTTCCGGGACTCGTCACGCAGCGAGGGCGCGGACATCTTCGGCGCCGGGACGATCCGTTTCACCAGCGGGCCGAACGCCGGCCTGCCGGCCAAGACGGTCAATGTCTACCTGGCCGACGGCACCATACAGACCGTGGAGCCCTTCGATTTTCTGCCCGCAGTGGGCAATACTTACTCGATGCTGCGCGGCTGCCGCAAGCGCCTGAGCGACTGCCAGGCGCGCTGGAACGGCTCGACGACGTTCAACAACGTGGCCCGCTTTGCCGGCTTCCCGAACGTGCCGACGGCGAGCACCTATGCCCAGGTCGGGCAGGGTTATTGAAGGCATGACCGCCGCCGACATCATCGCCGCCGCTCGCGCGTGCCTCGGCGCGCCCTGGCGGCACCAGGGGCGCAGCATCGAGACCGGCCTGGACTGCGCCGGCCTGGCGGTGCATGTGGCAAGCGCCGTCGACTGCGAGGTGATCGACGCCAGTGGCTACGGACGATCGCCGGCGGGCGGGCAGATCGAGGCGCTGCTCGATGCGCAGCCGTGCCTGGTGCGCGTGCTGGAGATCGCCGAGCGCCAGCCGGGCGACATGCTGCTAATGCGGTTTGCCGGGGTGTCGGAACCGCAGCACCTGGCCGTACTCTGCGACGATGGTTTGATCGTGCATGCCTGGGCAGCTGTGCGGAAGGTGGCCGAACACCGCGCCGACGCCGACTGGCTGAGCAAGGTGGCGAGCATCGTGCGCGTCTATCGCTTCGCGGGCCTTGAGCCATGAGCGCCGGGCAAATCGTCGGCGGTGTCGTCGGTGGCGTTCTCGGTTCATTCGTGCAAAATCCATGGCTCGGCGCACAGATCGGAATGGGCCTTGGCGGCTATCTCGACCCGCCGGACGGGCCAACCGTCGAAGGACCGAGCCTGGCGGATTTGCGCTATCAGTCGGCGTCCTACGGTGTTTTTCTCTCCCGGGCGTACGGCACGATGGCGGTTAGCGGCAACGTCTTCTGGCTGGAAAACGACGCGTACAAGCACGTCACGACGAAGACCAAGTCGGGCGGCAAGGGCGGGGGAAGCAAGCAGACAAACGTCGCGCACAGCTACTACGCGACCTTTGCGCTGAGCGTCGACGACGCGCGCAGCAAGGGCGCACCGCTGGCCGGTATCCGCCGTATCTGGCTCGGTGGCCAGCTGTGGTACGACGCCGGCTCAGACGACCCGGACACGATTGCGGCGAGCAACGCGGCGGCAAGCGGCTTTCGCTTCTATCCCGGCAGCGACACGCAACAACCAGACCCGCGCATGCAGGCGACGCTGGGTGTTGGGAGCACGTCCGGCTGGCCTGGCCTGGCGTACA